GTGTAATGTTTTCAAAGTGTTAGTGTTTTTCGTCAAACACGTCAAGAACACTTTTTGACGAGAATTATTCAATAAAATCAATGTCGTCAATACGTCAAGATGGCTCTCCTATATTACATATAGGGGGATATAAGCCCCCCTATGTTGACGAAGGGAACCAACGAAAGCCTGACGGGAAAATATAGGACAATATGGGATGATCGGGATTGACGGGATCGGAGCAATACGCCATAGTTCTGGCAAGGCAACAACAACGGCCTAAACAGTTGGGGGACATGATGACGGAATTTCCAAAACCACTCAAACATATGAAGTCGGGATATCAGGTGTATCTGCATAAGGTGCCAGATGTCGGGGAATTGTTCTGGTCTATCGTCGGTAAAGGTCAGAAGGCTCAAGCTCGGTTCTATCGGGTCGTAGCCGTGCAAGAATCAATCTTTAACGGAACTCGGATGTATCGGATCTTTTGGGTCGATAACGAAAGAAGGTTATACTCGTCCGGGGTCAGGGCAAAAGCTATGTCCAGAATCAGAACCAAAGTAACCAAAGAGGAAATCGTTGAAATGGTCAACGTGAAGAATAACGCGATAATTTGTTCGGGTCAGGAATTAAAAGATGCCTAAAGTCGGGGAACCAAATCCAAACGGAATCAGGTTAAAACCACAACAGCAGAAGTTTCTCGATAACTATCTGCATAAGGATATGACCCAAACCGCAGCAGCTAGGGCATCAGGGTATAACCACCCAACCGTTCAAGCCGTGCAACTCCTCAATAATCCAGTCGTGCGCGAACGTATGGAAGAAATGCGCCAAGAACTTGAATCTAAATACGGCGTGAACATAACCAAATCTGTTCGGGATATGCAACGACTCAGAGATGAAGCTTGGGCCGCAGGGAACTTCTCAGCAGCGATTAAAGCAGAAGAACTCAGACTCAAAGTAACTGGGCTTATGGTAAGCCGAACACATGTCGTACACGAAAATGTGGACAGCCTTAACAGAGATGAAATCGTAGCCAAGCTCAACGAAATCGTCGGACGCGCTAAAGATCGCATGGTTGACGTAACCCCAACAGAAAATTCCACAGAATACGAACTAATTCCATTAGCGGCGGTTAGCGGAGAAGGGGTCGAAGACACCGACGAACATGGTGAGGGGGGAGAGGGCGAGGAAGTAGCCTAGGACTTCGAGAATCGGGGCACAGAGGGCATCGTCGGGGTATCGGGCCACCTACCTACCCGAACAAGTCTTCGGGGGCTGTAGCATGCCTCCAGTGAAAACACTCGGGAGTCGGGATTTCGGGCTTTTCGCCGGGTATCGGGATCGGGAACAATTGTTCGGGGTATAGCCGGGATGATAAACAGAATCAGAAGCACCTCCCGGAAGTGGGAAAAGCGTATGCGTCGGGCTGACAAAAAGCGATCCCGGCAGAAATCAAGAACAATTGTTCGTGATAGTATCCCCGGCAGCGTCGCCCGGCGACCTACCCGGTAACGTTGGCATTGGGACAACTACCAGAACAATTGTTTGACTTGTTCCCCGGAGGCGCTATACTCGATTCACAGTCTGTTCTGACTGCCTCCCCAACTACCCCCGCTCGGCTAGGTTTCGCACTGCAAAGGCGGGGGAATCTTTTTTTATTTTATGCTTGACATTATATATAGTATGGGATTATATGGGATCACGATATTCATTATGGAGAATTAATTATGAACGATATCACAGCAAAAGACAGAATCCAGCGCGACCTACAAGGCGACCTGTTGGATGACAACCACGCGACACGCCGCTACTTTCGTTGCTGGTTGGACGGCTCCTACAATGGGGAAGAGTCCTACCGCTTCAACGTCGAGTGTCTGAAGCTATCGCACGACAAGCCGTCGGCCTTGCGCTCTTTCGTTATTCAAGAGTTCTGTTCTTACACAGCACGAGACGCCAACTGTTCTGACGGATACGCGCAGAAAGTAATCGTTTCAACGCTTAACAAAACCATGCTGGCCAAGCTCACCGCAGCCTTAACAGAAGATGCGCTTGACCTGATCGCTGACTGGTTGGAAGAGAAAGAAGCCGCTTAATGCTTTATATGTCATACGGAATGAACACGAATCGGGATGCTATGGCGAACCGATGTCCTCGGGCGAAACCGCTCGGGGGCTTCTACTTGCCGAACTATCGGCTGATCTTTCGCGGTGTTGCTGACATTGTGCCAGACGACAACGCAGCGGTGCCCGTTGTTCTTTGGGATATCACGGAGCAATGCCTACAGGCGCTTGATAGGTTGGAGGGATTCCCCCGCCTATACACACGCAAACAAATCAACGGCGGGTGGATCACCTACATGATGAACGACAAAACTATTTTCGGCCCGCCACCGTCCAGCTATTACCGCATGATTGAGGAAGGTTATCGGGACTTCGGGCTTGACGACTGGAGATTGAGAGAAGCAGCTTATGAATTGGAGACAGCATGACTTGGCGAGTAACTTACGCAATTGATAGCATGGACGCGCAGCCAGACGAGATTGACTTCGAAGAACAATGGGAGGCGCTGGAGTTCTTAGCTGACGAGATGCACCGTCGGGTTGACTTCCAAGTGCAGCACACCCCATTTAAACTATCGGCGGCAGACGTCCGAGAGATTGAGGAACACGAAACGCAACTTGTTCGGATTGATCACCTCGTATAATTAAAATCGCCCGGGTTAATCCCCGGGCTTTTTGCCGGGGACAACACGAAGAATTGTTCGGGTTATCGGGATCGGGCCGGGGAGAATCGGGCTTCGGGATCGGGGTATCGGGCTTCGGGGTCGGGCTTTATATCTATATCTATTCCTATAACCCCACATTGCGCACATACTTACACACAAAACCACCCAAAAAATCCGGAAAAACAGGCAAAAACCCGAACAATTGTACGGTTTAAAATCCGGTAAATCAGCAGCGAGAAGCAGCAAAAAACCCGAATAAATGTGCTATTTTATGCTTATTTATGTATACTTTCCTATATTAGGTTGTATAATAAAAGAAAAGACCAGCCTACCAAACTGCTAACCCATTGATTTTAAACACTTTTATTAAGGATTAATTAAATGACAAACGCAAAAGACATCGCAAAAACTCTAAGAGCTTTTGAATTTTCAGACAATGAAGCAGCAATTGATGCAACTTGGAATTTTGCCGCATTACTTGGCAAAGACTTTCTAAACAGCGTTAAATTGTCTTTTGGCTTGCAAATGCTTTGCAATCCAACGCCACTCGAAATGTCAGGTTGCGTTTGCAACCCTACAGGACCAGAGCCCGTAATGAATGACGACATACGCGAATTGAAAACACTTTAAACACTTTTATTA